TGGCGATAGTGCTGAAGGTAATTTATTATTTAAACTCTTAAACACTAATATGGGCGAGGGTCTTGCTGCTGGTCTGGTTGCTCAATTGCTGGCTGGAGATGAAGAAGAAGAAGACAACAGAGGCTCATTTGAGCGCCGTCCTTATGGCGCTGGGGGTCCGGGCGGAAAGCTTGGCGGTATAAATTACAATCAAGGCGGTATGGTTCAGTATTTTAATCAGGGCGGTATGCCACAAAATTACCCAAGGCGTGATGGCCCTATTGCTCCATATGAAGGCTCTGGGACTAAGGACGATGTGCCAGCTATGTTGACGGCTGGTGAATTTGTAATGACCCGTGACGCTGTTGAAGGCGCGGGTGGGGGTGATGTAAATCAAGGTCTTAATCGAATGTACAGTATGATGGATAAATTTGAGGGGATGGCATAATGTCTACACAAACAGTAGAACAGGTACAACGTCTAGCTCCTTATCTTGAGGGTCTTGAGCAAAGATTACTTGGTACAGCATTCGGGGAGTTTGATGGCACAACGCAGACTAGCCCCGGTCTTCTTGACACGGGTCTTGCCCTTCCTAATCAGCAAGTAGCTGGCCTTGACCCATTACAACAACAAGCTTTTTCTATGGCTCCTGGAATGGTGGGATCTTACGCTCCATTTGTTCAAGGTGCTTCTGGTCAGACCCTTGGCGGTCAAGCGGCTTTAAACGCTGGGCTAGGGCTTTTGGCAAACCCTGCGGCGGCTGTACAACAATATATGAATCCATATCAGTCATATGTTATTGACGAAATCAATCGTCAAGCACAGATTGGCAAACAGAAACGTAATGCAGCGGCAGTTCAGGCTGGTGCGTTTGGTGGATCAAGACAAGGCGTACAGGAAGCTGAAGCAGAAGGCCGTAGATTAGCCGCTATAGGTCAGGCGCAAGCCAAAGGCTTCGGCGATGCCATGACGCAATCACAGAGGGCTGCACAGCTTATGGGCGGCTTGGGACAGGCATATGGTGGTCTTGCCAGTACAACGGCTGATATAGGCCGTGTACAGTCAGAGCTTGGTCGCGCTGATCTTGGTATGCTTTCAGGATTAGGTGAAACAGGGCGTAACTTCCAGACGCTAGAGCTTGAAGCACAGCGTCAAAATCAAATGCAAGCTGCTCAAGAGCCATATACACGTTTGGAAATTGGTCAGAACCTTCTTAAAGGCATTCCTAGCTCTAATATTAGCTCTACATTCACAAACACAACCACTCCAGCTACTAATCCATTCTTGGCTGGAATTGGTGCATATAGTGCGCTTCAGGGCATTAAGCCATCTAATAGTGGCTTTGGAAATTAGGAGAGCGTAGATATGGCGGCACCCATTCTTCCAGTTGGTACAGGAATTGGACCTGTTAGAAGCAACCCAATAAATGTCGGCGGTCTTGGCAGCGCAGAAGCGGCGTTTCGTAAGGATGCGGCAAGCGGTGGTATGTTGGGTGAATTATTGGGTATGTACCCTACTCAGACTGAAGCAATTAATGCAAGAAAGTCTGCTCAATCAGGTATCCTTCAAGCTATAAAAAATCTTACAAGTGGATCTGGATCAATGAATTCTGGATTGTTGAATGCTGTTGATAGCCCAGATAGCTTGTCTGTAAATCGTTCTTTGGGTGCGCTTGGAGATTTTGATGCAATTGCAAAGTCAATACAAAATACGCTTGAGCCTAAAGTGGCTGGAGGGGATCAAGCAAGTTCTCTTGATATATTTAATACAGATTTATCTGCTGGAGGCATAGGCTCTGAAAGAATGCCTCTCACTGGCAGAGGAGATCAGCCGGGTGATGCAACTTTTGGTGGCACAATACCAGAATCAAGAGATCCGAACCTAGATGTTGACATTGGAGCCGCTGGTCTTGGCGTAGAGCCTCCTGTTAAAGCTAATAATTTTGATGGTGATGTGCTAATTGAAACAAAGCCAACGCTTGATGACGGTGGAGAAAATGATGCCACACCCCAAGGCGCTGGAGATCCAACAAAAACACCAAAGTCTGCGTTTGAAGCTGGTCTTGTTGAGGCCATGAAAGATTATGAAGATGCCAAGGCTGGAAAAGACACTGGCACTAAAGATATTGATTATTATAAACAAAAATTTTCGGAAGCCACTGGCATAGACACATCTGGACAAGTAGATAAATCACAGGCTTTAATGGCTTTTGGATTGGCTCTTATGCAAAACAAAGCTGGCAAAGGATTTGATGTCGGCAATATGTTAAACGCAGTTGGAGCGGCTGGTGAAAAAGCGCAACCACTATTAGCTAAAGCTCAATCAGAAGCTCGTGCTGCTCAGTTGGCTGGTGGTAAATATGCCCTTAATCAAGTCGCAAAAGATGAGGCTGATAGAAAATCGTCCATAACCGCAGCGCTTCAAAGAGTTCAAGCCCTTCAAGATAAAGCTATAGATGCTCAAGATAAAGTTAATCTTGAATTGTTAAAAGGACGATTAAAAGCACAACAGGAAAGAATAAAAGCAGACGGCGCTATAAGAAAAGCTGTGGCTGAAAAGGGTGATCCTGATTTATATTTAGAAAAAACAGAATCTCTTCCATTGTTTGATGACGCTCCAGATGCCTTTAAAATAACAGCTTTTTTACAAGCTCCAAATGTTGATAAAGATATACCAGTCAAGCTAACAAATGGCTCTGTAGCTGGTTTAAAAGCGCAATTTAACGCATCTGAGAGAGCTTTAAATAGGGCAGAAGACGAGCTTACAAAATTAACAGGCATAGTTTCAAAAGAAGGAATTACCACACAACAACAAATCGCTTCTTATATAAATAGTTTTGGAAGAGGTTTTGGAATAAATGTAGATCAATCCTTAGATCCTGTAGCAGAAGCAAAAATTATTCTTGAAAGAATAGCAACGCAACAAGCTCCTGAAATACTTGGAGAGTCTGGTAAAACAATTTCTGATGCTGACAGAGAAAGAGTGACTAGAATTGTTGGAGATATTGGGCTTTTAGCAAAAGCAGACCCTCAAGTTGTTATGACAAAATTAAAATCTGTTTATGGACTTATTGTAGAGTCTGGCAGAAACAATTTAGATACAGCTTATAACAAACTTCATGCTATGGGATATGACTACGGACCTTTTGCACAACAACAACAACCAGACCAGCCTTCAAGTGGTGGATTTACGCCAAGCGATCAGCAACAGAAAATTCTAGGCAAATACGGAATTTAAAAAGGCATATAATATGGCAAATATAGAACAGCTTGTTAATGCGTTGCAAAAAGCAGATGCTGCTGGAAACACTCAAGACGCTCAAGCTATTGCTGAAATGATTAAAGAAGCGAGAGGTCAACAACAACCATCACAGTTTGTTGGCAGACGCAGATCATTTGATGATATAACATCAGCGATAGAAAGCAGAGATAAAGACGAACAATTGTTCGATACTAAGTCTGGTATTAAAAATGCTGGATTTCGTGCTGCTCTATCTGTTGCTGAAACAATACCAGAAGAAGATGCTATTCTTAAAGAAAGATATGGCTTTGGAGAAGGTGACTTTACCCGTGATAAACGTGGTAGGCTTGTTGTTACTAGGTCTGGAGGGGAAAAGCTAGGTCTTGATTTGAGCAGAGACACCTTAATGGATGAAGAAGGTTTCTCCCGTTATGATTTTGTTGATTTAGCTGGCATTCTGCCAGAAGTTGTTGGGGGTGTCGGTGGGGCTATAGCTGGAATACCTCTTGGGCCTGCTGGTATTATTGGTGGTTCTGTTCTTGGAGCTATGGGCGGCGCAGGGGCTGAAGAAGCTGGCGAAGCGTTACTTGGAGTTTCCAAACAAACCGGATCAGAAATAGCAAAGGACATAGCCGTTGAAGGCGCTATCACGCTTGCTGGAGAACTTACATTTGGTTTAGCTGGAATGGCTTTTAGAGCGGGTCGCAAAGGGCTTTCTGTAAAAAAATTACCAGACGAAGATGTGACAGCAATTGGTGAGGCTCTTACATATAAAATAAAAGATCCAAAAACTGGTGAGTTAATTGATGTTCCAATAACTCCAGAAGCTGGCGCTGTTGGTGCGCCCGGTCTTATTGCAAGACAATTTAAAATTATGGAAAAAGTTATTGGATCTTCTGATCGTTTAAAAAATAACTATGATAATATGGGGAAAATTTTAGATGATTTTAGGGGCAGGTCTAACGCTGCTAAAGCCTCAACAACAGAGGATACTGGCGAGGCAGTCCTTGACTCTGTTTTTAATGCGAATCAAGCATTAATCGCTAGTGAAAAGGCTGCAAGAGAGGCCGTGGTTAAAACCTTGTCTGGAGCAACAGATCAGTTTATGACAGCAGCTTCAAAAGGAGTTGATGTTGATGAAGAGGCTTTTAAAATACTTGCCGATGCCAGCAAGGGATTTGATGAAATTGCCGCTACTAAGTTTAGTCAAATAGAAGATTTGGTTGGTTCCGTGACAGGAACAAAAGAGTTTATTAACACATCAACATTAAAAGACATATCTAAACGTCTTGAAGGTGAATATGGGGCTTCCATAGCTGCATCAAGGTCTACGTCAGAATCAGTTAGAGAGAGCGTAGCTGGCGATGTTTCTGCTATTATTAACGGTATTAATAGTCTCGGTAACAAAACAGGTTTCTTACAGCTTTATAATTTACGCAAAGCGTTGAATGATGGGAAGATGGCGACTAACTCCACTACTGGAGTTAGAGAAATACAGAAAGCCATTGATGAAATTGACCGAATGCTTGAACCCAAAATGTTAGATTATTATGCGACAGGATCGGCTGGCGCTCTTGATGGTCAAGCGTTAGAAACTTTGCAATCAGCAGCCTCTAGTTTAGGAGCAGCCCGTGGGTTTTTTAAAGATGGTCAAACAGCCATTGATAACTTGCAAGATGCAATAAGGATTAAAGATTTAGCTCAACGTGCTAGAGATGGAACTATACCACCAAATGTTGATTTTTTGTCTACCCTTGTTAAAAACGGTAAGCCTGAATCATTAAAAAGAGCAATTAAAGTTGTTGAAGATTTTGGCGGGACTGGACAAGCCGAACAATTGCGCGGGTTAGTTGCAACTCGTTGGTTACAAGAGGCGTTAAAAAGAACAATGCCTGATGGTGTTGACGCAGCTTCCTTTTCTGGCAAGTCTTTTGCCAAATCAATTAATGATTTAGGCAAAACTGCTGATGTATTATTTGGCGGTCAAGTTGGACAGGTTCGCGCTTTATCTAAGCAAATAGAAAAAGCGTCTTCATCAAACATGACAGAAGAAGCTATTCTTAGAGCCGTTCAAGAGGGCGGAGGTGAAGCTGGTGGGGTTGCAGGGATACTAAGATCTGTAAAAGAACAGCAAGACGCTTTAAATCAATTCACAACTGACAGAACATTAAAGAAATTATCTTCTGGCAATATGACTGCAATTGAAGCGGCAGAGTATGTTGCAAGCCCTAAGTCACAACCAGAAACAATTCGATCTGTTTTAAATATGTTAAGACAGCGAGGAGATGATGAGGCTTTAGATAAGGTTCAATCTTTTTACATGAATAATGTTCTTAAAGATTTTGGTGCAGATACCTTTGTTGATGGAAATTCAATTAAAACATTTGCAAAGAACTTCAATGAAGCTGGCAAGAGCGGAAAATTTAGAATAATTTTTGGTCAAGAAATGGGTAAGGACATGGAAAAGTTTGGTCGTGTTCTTGCTGTTAACGCTAAAACAGCACAGGGCGGCGATCTTGTGGCTGCTAACATTGCTGCCAGTCCGTTAAATAATCTTGGGAAAATATTTAAATATGGTTTGTTTACAAGATTTTTAACTTCGGCTCCGTATTATAAACAAGTCCTTAATCAGTATGAAGCTCTTTCAGGAACTTTGCCGCCAAAGAAAAAATCAGAAATTCTTGGCAAAATAATGAGTCAATTGTTTGTACAAACACCTGGACAACTTACACAAGAGGCTGTCAATGAGGGAAACAGACAAATTAATGCGTTAATGGATAACACTCAAGTTGGTCAACAATTGTCCGCAATCCAAAGTCAGATGACTGCGCCAAACGCAGCATCTAGTCTTGGAGGGGTAAGTGTGACACAACCAACAGCCCCAGCAGGAACCAGTACAATTCGACAACAAGCAGCGGCAAACCCCGGTGTAGCTCAGGCTTTTGGTATTAGAGGCCGCGACGGCTAGGTCTGTTAGGAACAGGAAACCCATAAAATGAACAAAGATGTGTTACGCGAAGAAATAGCCGCTGACGAGGGCTGTAAGTATGAGGTATATTTGGATCATCTTGGTCTTCCTACTTGTGGAGTTGGTCACTTAATCACCGAAAACGATGTTGAGCATGGCAAACCAGTCGGCACCGTTGTTGAACAGGAGCGAGTTAGAGGCCTGTTCGCATTAGACATAGCAGTAACCATAGACGAGTGCAAAGTTTTGTACCCAGACTTTGATGACTTTGACGAAGAGCTACAACATATATTGTGCAACATGATGTTCAATATGGGTCGGCCTCGACTGTCAAAATTCGTTGGTATGAAAGCTGGAGTTGATGCTCGTGATTTCAACGAAGCAGCCGACCAGATGGTAGATTCCAGGTGGTATACGCAGGTTCCCAATCGCGCTAGACGCTTGGTAGACCGCATGAGGGCGTTGGCTAGTTAACAGCCGCAGCCCCTATCCCACCCTGCCCATATTTTTTATCAAACGCATCAGCAGTTAGCTTGGCTATTTGCTGACGAGCATTCCTGTGTTCGTCTGCACAAAGCTTCTGAAGCTTGTTGTAAGTAGAAATATCTACGGCAACAGACTTGTATTGTGTTGTATCAGCCATTATAATTTCCCATTGATACCCATTGTTTGAGGCATATTACCATGTACAACCATAAATACAAGGCCAATAAATATGGAGCTAGAAAGACGACTTTCATGGGGATCAAGTTTGATTCCAAGTGGGAAGCGGAGCGATGGGGTGAGTTAACGTGTATGGAGAAGGCGGGTTACATAACAGACTTACAGAGACAAATCTCATATGAGATTGTGGTCAATAATCAGAAGATCTGTAAATACATAGCCGACTTCAAATACAATAAAGTAGA